TCATTTCCAGTCTATTTTACCCCAGTATTTTTCGTTTTTAATTTTTTGTTGTTTGTCTGTAATTTTACAAACGGCGCAGTAGAAATGTTTGTTACTTGAGCCTGGCTGAACATATTTAAATCTAATCCACCAATACCCATCCTTTTTAATTACTTGGTCAAAAGGAACATAATTCCCTTTATATAACCACGAACCACTTTCAACTACAGTGCCTTTAAGTCCAGGCGACTTACGTACTTTAATAGTGCTGTTAGCAGTGAATTTCCCTGCCCAATTCCACGTTGTTTTAGCTTTAGATGGTTTACTCTTAGGTGCATTGATTTGTCTACCGTTAATAGCTTCTGCAAGTCGTTTAGTAAACTCATTGACGTTCTTAGTGATGTAGTCCATGTCTTTTTTACTAGTGATGAAGCCTAACTCTATTAATCTGTAATTTAAATTGAGTTGTCCTGTAACGTTAGCGTTTAATAAATCGTTTCTAGGTGTTACACCTCTAATTTTACCAACCGTCTTACCTAATACACTGGATAACGCTTTGTCGATATCATCAGCAGGGTATCTATCGCTAACAATAACGTGCCCTCCACTTGCTTGAGGACTTGCAGCGTCTAAATGGAATTCTACAATGACATCAGGCTTAACATTCTTTTTAACCCAATATAAACCATAGTCAGAATAATTACCTACACGTTGTCCGTATAGTGTGTCTTGATATAAATCTTGGTTCATTGATTTACCACCATATAACACAACTGTATTTCCTACACTTTCAAGATGTTTCTTTATTCTAGGTATGATTTCTTTTCTATTGAAGTCACGCTCATTATATCCGTTTGCTACGGCACCTGGATCGTTTGAATAAGCACCTTTACCATGACCTGCAACAAGTAAGATTTTCTTACCTTTCTTAGCTTTCGCTTTCTTAACAGGCTTAGTTTTGCTTTTAACTTTGTTCTTAGTCGTTTCTTTAGCGTAGAAAGGTCTAATAAACCACATAGGGAAGTCGTAACCATGTGTACGTCTTGTAGTAACTTCAGGCGGCGTCCAATACGCACCCCCAAGCCAATTTTGCTCAAGTATCGTTATAGAGTTAGATGTAGCAGAAATGACGATACCAACATGACCGTAACCCTCACCATAATTTCTATTGAATATCACGACATCTCCAGGCTTAGCTAAAAATGATAGTGTATTCTCATAAACAGTAGCTTCTCCTGTAAAGTTGTTCCATGTCGGAATGTCTGCAGCACCCACACCTTTTAAAGTATGACCGAATAAATAAAGCCAATATTGGTTAGCTACGTCGAAACATTGAAAACCATAAGCACCGTCAGGGTTTAGTGCTTTGCCCTCTAAACTTTTTAAATATGCAATTGATTGTTTATACGTTCTAACAGATACCATTAGAAATCATCTCCGTTCGTTTGAGGTGCACCACCTGTAGAATCTACTCCAGCTTTAACCTCATTTAACTTTTGTTGTCCTTTTTGCGCTGCGTGAGAGAAGTTGTTATTTTTCCACCAAGACCATAAGGACACTGCACCAGTGATGATAGAGCTGATAGTCACTTCATCTACTGGAATAGGCGAAATATGTTTAGTGGCTAAAAATTGGTTAACCCAAGCTAAGATAAATACTATTGTTCTTACAATTGAACCTACATCTGTTTTCATACTCATATCTCCTTTAAGATAAAATAAAAAGCCAACGCATTGCGTTGACTTAAATTACTTGTTCTCTTTCATTAATTTCTTTTCTTCTATAGGGTGGTCATTGTAAATATATTTCACTTCAATTGAACCTTTAGAAGATTCATCTAACATACCTATTACATCAACATTAGTAGTCATATTGTCTAATTCTTGCAAATGAATAGGATAGTCTAAACTGTCAAATTGAACTGTGGCATTAACTTTAAATTGTTTAGGCAAATCTATTTTTCTGCTATAGCAATCATTTATAAAACTTTGTAAATTAAAAAGTTTTTTGTTTTGTAAATTAAATACATAGCTTTTAAATGCCCATTCTAAGTTACTTTTTAACGTTTCATCAACTTCATTGCCATCGGTAAATATAGCAACTTGTATAGGATCGACTACGCCCTCTGTATATTGTAATAACCAATAGTCAATTGTTTTCTTATTAGATAACCAATCATCTTTCATTATCTTAACTACTTCTTCAGCAATAGGTTTAGCCATTAGTTCAATCCATTGACCTTTTTCTTTGTCGAAAATTTTAGGAATAGCTTTCATTATTCATTACCTCCAGTAGTATCAATCCAAATTTTAGTTGTGTCATTAGGGGCGTTCTCTCCAATGACAAAATTTTCTTCGCTTTCAGTTTGATTCTTAATTAATCCGTTTTTTACACCGTATTCAATCATTTCTTGCCATAAATCATGGTTTTGTGTGTTGATTAATTGTCTACCAATCACACTCTCTGTCACTTGAATTTTCGCTTTATTGTCAGACGGGAATACATACTTGTTATCCACCCATATTTCTAATGAATACGTGTTTGCAGGAATAATCTGATTGATTACAACATCGCACACATAGGCATTGTCATATTGCCTAACTGTAGTGTCGTAGATATATTTGACACCTGTACTGTCAGTGAGAAAAACTTTTGCAGGCAATCCGTCTAGTTTTAAGTCGTCGTTGTTAGTGTCAGATAAGACGTATCGCATGTGCGATAAGTCACCTTGTTTAATGCGATTGCCGTCTTGTGAGTCATTTAAATTAAGTACATTTATTAACATTAGAAACCACCCTTCAATTATTAAAGGCTACCCACTCACAGTGAATAGCCTTGTTATCTATATTTATCACGAATGTAGTACATACCTTTTAATCCTACTTTTTTGTATAAGCTACTAATAGTTGTAGCTTGGAAGTTACACCACTCAATTGCAGTAGCATACTGCATATGTCCTGGATTACTAGGATTCCAACGCATTCTATATAAGGTGTTTTTACCTTTGTTAAAGTATTGTTTTCTAACGAACTTAGCGCCACCTATAATACCATTACGTGGACTCGTCCACCCTTGCCGTCTGGCGTATGCTATAGAAGCGTTAGGGTTGTTGTCGTAAGCTGCAATACCAAAGTAGTTGTAGATACCATAACGTCCACTAGCGAAGTTACTACGGCCATATCCACTCTCTAAGAAAGCGTGAGCGATTAAGTAAATTTCATTTACATTGTACTTCTTACAACCGTCTGCAAAAGCTTTACCTTGTCCAGATAATGTACCTTTACCTTTAAGTATCTTATTCAACTTACTTACTGATATACCTTGATACTTACCTAAATCCAACATTTGATACCTTTGTACAGAACTATTCCATATAGTGTTAGGATTCATATACTTACTTGTTTGTGACCTAGAAGCATTGCCCCAACCCCAACTATAAGATTTTTGAGGCATGCCATGAGCCATTTGTGCATTAAGCGCTTGTTGGAAAGTATATTTACTTTTCTCTACAACTACACGAGGTTTATTTGAAGTTCTGTTTGTCTTTTTGCCTGTCGACTTATCGTTCTGTGAAGGATTGTCGACCGAAGTTTTAGGTTTAATTTTTATCGTTGTCTTTGTAGTTGTTGTAGTAATTGTTTCTGTAAGTAATTTATCTCTTTTCAAATATAAACCGATAATTTTCTTTTCTACTTCTTTATATTTACTTTCATCAGGAATACCGTTTTTGATTAAGTCGTAATTGATTAAGTCTTTCATAGAACGCCATATGTTAGGATCTGCTTTGATTGACGATTCAGAAAGTTTTACCTTACTCCAACTTAGTAACCAAACGCCGTAGATTAACGCTCTGATTTGATTGAGCATGAATTGGCGTTTACTATCCGTTTGTCCTCCGCAAACTTCCATAACAAGCCAACCTGGATGTTCTGGTGCTTCTTCTGAATCAGGTCTAGGTGTCCATACACGCTCACGGTCAATATATACATGAGGGTATTCATCTTCATTCACATATTTATTACGTTGTAAATACAATTCTTCAACAGAACGCATATGTGTACTCTCTTTGATATATATACCTTTTACCTTCCCTATCAACTTTTGCCCTTCAACCATATAATGATAAATATATTCCAAATCATCGTCTAAATCGTATGCGAATGATGTATAGGAAACTTTGGTAATCTCTTTAGTTATAGGTTTTGTTTGTTCTTTTGTGTTTTTAGAAGTGTTGTCATTAGAAGGTTTGGACGGTGTACTACTTGGTTTCGATGGTTTCTTAGTTTCTGCGTGGTAGGGAGGTCTGACAAATCCGCTTATACCGTTATAACTATGTTTAATTTTCGCACCAGGTGAGCCTGTATAACTATTTGCATTAATCCAATTTTGATCCACACTAGTAAAGTAACTTTTGGTAGATGGACCTATGACAACAGCAGTATGCCCAACACCGTTATTAAAGGAGCCCTTTCCCCAAACTGCCATGTCACCAGGTTTCGGAACAAAGTTTCTAGTGTTCCTATAGAATTTGAAGCCTTTAGGGTATCTATACCATGCCATAGCAATCGCATTTCCTGTTGTTTTAAAATGCCAATATCTATTGAAAATGTAGTTTGGTAGATCCCAACATTGCGTTTGTATTTAACTTAACGCCTTTCCCCGCATTAATTTCTTAATACGTTTGTGTAACGTTAAATTGCTCTATAAAAAGAGCCTCATGCTTTCACATGAGACTAGACTATATCTTAATATTCATTTTTAGCTTTTTTATAAGCTAAGTGTGCTTCTTCTGCAGTTTCATAAACACCTAAGTATATAAATTTCTTGTTTTTGTAAAGCTGCGCTTGATATTTGTTTAGATGTGGTTTGTAAGTTACTCCTGTATATCCTGTCTTATTATGATATTTTCGTCGATTGTTTGCATTTTCTTCATGACTAACCCATCTGCAATTTGATGGTTTATAATCGTCATCGTTGTTAATTCTGTCTAATTCAGCACCTTCGAATGGTACATCCCCCATATCTTTGTAGAATTGCATAAAGTCATCTTTCCACTCATCACAAACCTTTATACCTCTACCGCCATATGCGCTGTAAAAATCATAGTTAGAGTTGTAACATCGTTGCTTCATACCTTTCCATTTATTATAAATTAAAGTTCCAGTCATACCGTGTTTTTTAGAATGACTAACTTTATTCAAACAACCACAACTTTTAGAATAACCATTTTTCACTTCGGTACCAATCATTATTTTTTCATTACCGCATCTCGTACAGTAACATTTATATAGTTTCTTTTTATGTTTATTTCTGCCATAAAACTCTAGAACTTTAAGATAATTAAACTGCATTCCTACAATGTCCATTTGACCACCCCTTATCAATCGTCAAATACATTGTATCACACATGAATATTTAATGCACTGCCTATCAATTGATAGTACATAGTCGTTGAAGCTTCCTCTACTATTACCATAGAGGCTTGCCTGCTGATTGCCCAATCCTTAATATTTTTTAACTTTCACGCTTACCGTTACCAGTTACGTTGTAGTTATTAAGGCTCTAAGGGTGTCCCAGCAATTCACATTATTTTTTTACATGGAACCCATTAATTAAGCTCCATAATAACCATCTACATCAACTCTTCTGCCAATCATCCTTTTTGCCCATGCTGCAACTTCCGAAGCAGTAGGTTTTCTTTTTTTAGGGCTAGGTAATCCCATATATCCACCTCATTTCTGGCATAATAAAAAGTCGATACATAAGTACCGACTTAGTTTCCAAATAGCAAAGGGGCAATTACTTTACTTAGTGTTTCTAATAGTGCGAATGCACCTACAAGTATAGCGCCTAAAGTTTTATTAGATAATTTCCTTTCTTCCAATATAAATTGCTTATCTTCAATCTTGCTATCTAATGTTTTTCTGATATCCCTTACTTCTTCGTTAACTTCTTCAAAACGCCTATTTGTATTAGAATTTGATTGCCTCAACTCTTTCACAAGTCCTTCTATGCTATTCGCCATTCTATCCGTATTTTTTTCAGTGTTAGCAGATGTACCTTTTAATTCTGTAATAACTTGTATCGTTTCCGTATATCTATCGTCATGTTTTTCATCAACTTTGTATAACTTTTCAGTCGTTTTATCTATATTAGTTTCGGCTTTATCCATACGTTTTTCTAAGCTAGTAATTCTTTGTTCTTCTATTGTTTTTTGCATAAAATCAAAACTCCAATTGCAACCAAGATGATTTGTATGATACCAACACTCAAATTAATGTAATAGGTCGTGAACATCTCTGCACCACTTACTGACAATAAACCGAAAAGTATATGGATGAAACCACTTAAACTATTACCTAAAACGATGAATATAGCATATGCTTTACCATCTAAGAACATCGCTGCAATAAGAATGAATGAACCTATTAACATAAACCAACCCATAGTCTGAATGTCAAAATAAAGACTTATTTTGGTATACAAAGGAGATATTTTTTCTAGTTCATCTACCGTTTTATCAATCCACTCTAAGCTTCTTATTCCACCTGTAACAGCTAACAATAAAAGTAAAAGGTTGGACATTAAGTCTGATGTGTTTATTTTCTTCAAGGTTAATACACCTACTTCACTTAAAATAAAAACCACAAGTTATTTAACTTGCGGTTCGTAATCTTTACCTGTAGTTTCTTTAAATTGCTCCGGAGTAATCCAACCAACTCTAACAAACTTTTTGAAAGTTTCGTCAGTGTATAATTTCTTCTTATATAAATCGATTACTACTTTGTCCATATTATGCTTCCCCCAATTTTTGATTTGCTTGTTCTTCAGTTATTAGTGCGATGTTCTGTTTCAAACTCATAACTTCTTCTTGTAAATCGACAACTAAGCTCGTTAATTTAGCTATAGCAATATCTTTGTCATCAACAGGAATTTCCACTTCGGGCAACATCTTTTCTAGCTCATCTTGAGTTTGTCCAACCCATTGTTTACCGTCATAATAGCAAGGTAAGATAATGCCTTGAGGAGGTTGGTTCTCTGTCCATTTTTCATCAGGATAAACATATTCATCTTCTTCGTTTTTGTGAACAATAATTGCTTGTCCATTTTTCCATAAATAAACTACTTTCATTTCATCACTCCGTCCATTCATATTGACCGTAAATATAATCAGTTTCTCCCCACGTTGAGACATCTCCGACAGCACTGAAATCCACTGTTCCTGATGTATTCAAAGCAATTCTTGCTAAATATTTAGATCTCGGTGTACTTATATTAAAGAAAATCAAATTCCTTACAAAACCTTTCGGCAACAAAGCAATTGTTTGACCTTGTTGAATGTTAATTGCATTTATACGTATCATTTTACGAGTAACTCCATTTTGAGTAATAGATCTATACGCACTAGAAAAGCCGCCATCAGAAACTAGTTTGTTGTTAGTATATGCACTGTTCACTAGTTGTAAATCAATCCAACCAGTATCTACAACATCTGAACCGACACGTTCCCATTCGCTCCAACTCTTATAAAATCTTTTTTGGTAGATTACAGTTGAATTGTAAGGTTGGTATTGTATTAGAACAGCATCTCCATTTCTTTTGTACTTTGTTAACCAACCATTATTATTTGTTCCAGCTGGGTTGTTCAAGGTAAGAACAACATATCTAGTTCCTATCGGTAAAGACATTAATTGTTCGTTATTGTTAAAGTCTATTTGTAGGTCGGCATCATAAAAATTAGTTCCATCATCATTAGTGAGTTTGTACTTTTGCCAATCCTTTTCTGTAAACTTACTTTCTACATATTCAGGAGTAGTAAAGCCATCTTTTTCAAGGGTTTCATTAAATGTTTGTAGTTTTTCATCAATTGTTGTGTTAGCTTGATTAACATTTGAATTAAAAGCATCCACATTGCTATCATAAGTTTTTTTGAATGTATCTGAAGCTAAATCATAATCCGTTTTGATAGCGTCACGTTTAGCATCTATTTGTCTTAAAGCTTCTTCTCTCTCTAGGTCAATGCTTTGGTTAGACGATATTAACGCGTCTGTAATTGAAACAATAGCGTCTGCTTGAGCCTTGTTTATTTTAATGAGGTATTCTTCAGCTGTTTGCTTAATAGATTCAATCAACGTTTGTGTATCGCCTATATCTTTCTTAAGTTGTTGTACTTTCTTTTCTAATTCTGCGCGCAAGTCGTCAAACATACGAATGTAAGACACTTTGATATCACTTTCGATTTGATTGATAAGACTATCACGTACTGTGAATTTAAAGGTGCCTAATACAACAGTGTCGTCTTTCCCTACGTTATTCACATCATTGAGTGATAAGTAAATTTCACCCAACACTTCAGAATCGACAACATTTTTCAGAAACCATTGAGGTACCGTAACACCTATTAATCCTTTCATTGGATCAATGAATTCTACGTCTAATACACCCGATGTACTAGGTCGTTTTTCTTCTGTTCCGTTCGCAGCTTTAAAGAAAGCATACCCCTTAACATTCTTGTCACTGATTAGCAAAGGTTTGTTGTCTTTTTGTACTACAAATTGAAATTTAGCAGTGTTTTTATCGAGATTATAAAAACCGATACCTCTATTAGATATCGGTTGTAAATGTGGTTCTTCGTTTAAATCAAGTTTACCTACTTTTTCTAATTCCATTATCTGACCCCCCACGTTACTAATGCGATAGCGCAGCCTCTATCTTCTGAATAAGGAGAAGTGATTTCTTGCACCCAACCTTTACCATTAACGTTGTCTGTATAACCAATACCAGCACGACTATTAATGAAATCATTCGCAATAACATCTTTGTCTACGTTTGTATAAATTTGCCCTAATAAACCTACTGGATTCCATTCCTGGCGTTCTGAACGCGACACATAAGGTAAACCAGGGTTATAGTTAGGGTTTTCTACTGGAACATCACGCCATTCATAATGGATATTACCATCATCATCTGTGTAAGATACTTGTTTGCGTTCAGTAACTAACACACCATAATCATCAACTAAATATCTATCTTTATGATGATATGATTTGTCATTTGCCACTAATGCAGCAGTACCAGAGATAACTCCTAATATAGGTTCATCCGGTTGCGCTCTTCTTATTTTTCCGGCATCTAATGTGACAATTGTTCCTAAAGGTATTTCTTCACCACTTTGAGATTCGTATAACTCGGCAATATCTGCACTGTTTTGAGTTAATTTACCAGCTAAGGTTAAATCCCCAGAATAAGTGCTTAAATCGAACTTAATATTACTTTCTGAAGGACTACCTTTATCTGAATAACCACCTACAATATGATAGTTACCCGGTGCTTTCACTTTACGACTGTTAATTACAATTTGTGTGTGCCCACCTTTTTGAGTTTCACTTTCTAACGAGTTCATAACACTAGAACGTGAACCATGGGCTTTAGAGCCTTGACCAGAACCAATCACGTAACTTCTGTTGCTATACGCTTTAGAACCACCAGTAGAAGCAATTACAGCACTTTTTTCTGCAATAGCACCACCTCCAGTAGACGCCATACTAGCTCCACCTTTTAAAACAGTAGGTGCTACGCTATATTTTTCTTTAGCGATAACTGCTGCATTTTCATAATCATCTGCCGTCACACCAGAAATAACACTTGTATTGTTGTATGTTTCAATACCATTACCTGTGCCAGTACCTTTAAGGTTACAGTTCATGATTTTTAAATCATAGATACCACCACCACTTGCAATACCTATTTTTGGAGATGAGTTGTAAATATTAGCATTGCTTACAATAAAACGTTTACCTCTGTTATCGCCACCAAAGAATTTAATATCCATGCCTGCATTTTTGAATCCTGTAACATTTATATTGTTTAAAATTACATTTTCTGCCATGAATTGAATTGCGATAGCAGGGAGTGTTTTATCTAATTTACCGTCTTCTAATTTACCAAAGTCATCATCACCAATTGCAGTGAAATTATTAACCGAAACGTTTTTGTAAGCGCTAATTAGCAACGCTCTAGGTGTTGTGCCTGGATATACGCCGTTGTATTTAGGTCGTAGAGCTACACAGTTGTTAAGTGCTACATCACAAGCAGTTTTAGACTTAGTGTCTGTTTTCGCTCTATGATGCCCGATATGTCGGATGTTATATGCTCTTAAATCTTCGATAGAAATATGGTTATTAACAAATACACATCTTGCAGCGCTAGCATTTGCATGCGCTTTGATTTCAACACCGCCAAAATTTCTTTCAGTTCTGTTATCTGATAAGAAAACAAATTGCGAGCCATCATCAATTTCAATACCATTGTTATTACTTCCACCTGTTGGTGTATGTGCATAACAATTAGAAATTGTAATGTAACGAGAGTGATGGGTAGTAATACCGTCATCTCCACAACCATATACCTCACAATTATCGATAAATATATGTTTACTTTCTAATGAATAAGGAACGCGATTACCATCGCCCTCGTAGTAATAATTGTCGTTTGCGTATGTTACATCGATACAATGTAACAAAGCGTCATACGACTTGACGTTGTAGATGTAACCATTAGTTACACCTGCAAATCTAATGTTAGATGAACGAGAGCCACCGGTAGCTTTAAGTGTTTTATTTTGTCTAAACTTATTCCCATTGAACGAAAAACTTTCTAAAGAAATGTTTTCAGCTCCGCCACTCATTTTTAAGTTAGTGATACCTATGTTCTCTGCTGGTGTTTTATCCATTAGCTTAATAGTAGTAATGTCTTTACCTTGTCCTACCAAACGAGAGTTGTTAGGCATTTTAATACCTGTTGTAAGGTAAGTACCACCACTCATAGTCACTTGTACGTTACCGTTGCCTAATGCGTCTTGGAAAGCTTTCGTACTGTCCTTTTGACCTGTTGGATCTCCTCCGAAATCATCAACGTTAACAATACGTTGTATTTTCTTAGTTAAGTCGGCTCTTAGTTCTTCTCTAGCGTTACTTTCTCTTAAAAAGTCGTGATATAGACGTTGGTGTAAAGAATCGAAACTTTGAGCGTCCATTGATGTGTGACTTGCTCTTAATTCTTGTATTCCATCTCCATTATGTCCTAACACAAGATGTTCAATAAGTTCATCTTGATAATTTTCATGATTAGATAATACAACATCTTTACCTTTTGTAGTTTTGTGTTTGATTTGATCAGTTGTATGCGCATTTTTTTGAGTGGTTAAATGCTCGTTAAAACTATCATCACTTTTATTAGTCCAGTATTTTATTTGTTCGAAGTTGTTTTCTAGTTGACTTACAAATTTTTGACTAAAGTACGAGTGAAGTTTCGTAATTAAGTTATCTAATTTCAAATTTTTTGACCTCCTTAGCCATAAAAACCATAAAAGTTTTTAATCAATTCATACATAATGACCTCGTGCCCTTTTTCATTAGGGTGTACCCCGTCAGGCATACTCGATTTTCTGTACGAAGGTATATTGGGTTTGAATTGTGTTGAATGATAAGCGTCATACACAGGTATATCCAGTTCGTTACAAGCGTCTATTTGAACATCTACATAATCAGCTAAAGTGTGACCTAAATCGTTCTTAGTAGTGTCTTTTCTTACGGTTTTGCCGTCTTTTATATAACATTGTTTAGTGGGTGTCATAACAATTATTTTAGAGTTAGGGTTATTACTCTTGATTTTAGTGATAGCACTATAAAAGGCACCATAAAACGTTTTAGTATCCGTTTTATCAGTGCCTATATTAATATCATTAGTCCAATCATCATCTGTACCTTGCACAATGATTAAATCAGCTTTAATTTTGGTTGCTTGTTCATAAATGCTATTATCTTTGTTTGTGCTCATTGTCGCACCACTAACAGCTAAGTTTGTTGATTTAGCCTTTATCTTCTTAGCTAACATTTGCGTAAAGTTAGTTTTAGCGCCAGTACCTTTAGCTACAGAATCTCCAATAGTACCTATTGTTTTAACTTTTCTAATCTTAGACTTAGGTGTAAAGTCGTGAACGATAGTACCATTTGCAGTTGTAACACTCTTTGCATGTGCGCTTTCTAATTTTCTTTTTATATCATCGGTTTTCTTCTGCAAATCTTGCGCAGTCTTAGTATTTGCATTGTTTTGCGCTTGAATCATCCTTAAATCTTTAGCTGGATCAGATTTGTTAGATTTGATAGATTTAACATAATTTGCAGCAGTATTTACTGCTTTCATGTATCTATCTTGTAATCTGAATTCCCCAAGCACTACGTCTTGTTTGATAATCTTGTTGTTAATATCTCGTTGTGTAGTGATTTCGATAATTCTAACAAACTCATTTAAACCTATTAAATCATCAATTACATTCACAATATCCCCAACTCTAGGTACTGCTTCTTTAAAATGTTTTTGCAAAGAAATGAAATCTAGTGTTACAGACGTTTTTAAACTTTCTTGTATAACTAACTCCATAGCTTTTTTGAGTGTATCCCCTTTAGTTATGCGTCCATCTACAACAGGTGGTGCATGACGTTTGCCTATTAAGTCAGCTAAGGGGTGTGTATACTCATATTGCAAGCTAGCTTCGTTGAAAGTTTGTTGCTCATCAAAGCCACCATAACCTCTGATGTATGTGTAACACTTAGAAGCATCTTCTTGGACTTTTACATTATTCGCGTTAACACCTGCTTTAATGTAATAGTTAGCTTTTCTTTGAACAATATCATATAAATGAAACGTCTTTGTTTTGGCGTTATATTCATATTCTAAGTTATATCTTTCCAAACCTTTTTTGAATAATTCTAAATTGGTATCGTGGTTACCTAGATTTTCAAATTTGGAAGATGAAACCTTAGCGTGTAATTCATACTTATAACCGGTATCTTTAAAAACTAAATCGAAGTAGCTTTTTCCTGTAAAACTACCGTTATATACTTCGTATACTCTTAAATTGTTTAGGTCATCTAATTCGACAGGACGCGCTTTGATTGTTAACTTTTCCTTTTGACCTACAGTTGTTTTGTCTAACATAACGATACGGTATTCGTTCAGGTCATCAGCACCACCAACGCCTGTAATCGTCCACATTTTAGTAATAGCCCCTATAGCGTCAAATGTAGCTTTGTTTTCTACCATTTCTATTTCTAAGGAGCCATCTTCATTTAATTTCTCGTTTAATTTTGTTTCTACAGGTAGGGATTGCCCAATGCCCTGTAACGTTTTTAATAATATCGGCAATTAAGCAACCTCCTTACAAGTAATATCTTTTATGTTTAAACGTGATTTTTTGAAGTTTCTTAGTAGTATGGAAAGTATTCCAACCAGGCATTAACACAGGTTGTTGTTTCGTCTTATTGTAATCATCAATGCGTAAGTTATTACGATATACATGAATGCCGTCAAATTTGATAACATCACCGGCTCTCAATTCTAATCCACTTATTTTCATAATGTCACTATGTGTCATATAGAAGTTAAAACCGTCGCTATCTTTTTTGCTGATGTTTTCTCCTAGAACCATTTCTACAACACTATCTTGATTGAATTGGTTAATTTCAGCTGTACCACCGTAATATACATCGCCCACTTTAGTGTCATAGAATGTGTATCTACGTTCTTTATGAGATGTGTTGAACTGGTTCTTGTCTGGAATACCCCATTTATTCAAATTACCACTCTCTTTTTCTAAATCTGTACTATACCCAATACTCTCAAAGTATGGTAATTCAATCGTTTCGAAATCTAGTGTGAATTCACCTGACGTTTTAGTAGTATCGAATGACACTTCATTAACTAAGCCAACAAGTATCTGCCTACCGTCAACATATTCTAGTTCAAAAGATTGTTCCTTAGGTTCGAATATATTCTCGAATTTAATTTCACTTTCAGACGCTGCTAATTCTCTAAGATAAAAATGACCTCTTAGCATGGCTTGTATGTTCGCTTTTAAATGAGAAGCGTAAGCTATCTTTTCTACATCGTACCTAACCGTCATAGATATACTTTTCTTTTCTTCTTTAGTAGCATTATGAAATCTACCGTTAACACGATCAATTTCATCAAATTTACGGTCATATCCTGCACCTTTAACATCGTAAGAAACAACTCTCAACGCAGTACCAGTGAAGCGATTGTCACTAATACGCAAACGTTCTTTATTTTTGTAAACTTCAACATCATGTAATATCAATTAACAATCACTCCTTTAAAATAATCCGAAACTTGCGTCTTTTGAGTTGGAATCTTCAATGTAAGATTTAATAGCTGGTATATCCGACTCGTTGCGAACAGTCACATTAACGATAGGTTTATTGTTCTCTTGCATGCTATGGCGCACATCTTTACTCATATGCGCATTCACATCGCTATTTAATCCACCTGTTAAGTCTGATGTTAAATCAGTGTTTAAATCAGGACTAAATGCGTTAGTTACATCTTTCGCTAAACGACGACTGGCATTAATAGCACTATTGCTTTGTTCCATAATACCAATACCTAAACCTTGAGAAATATATCCACCTATACCTCTGAATACACGTGAAGGTGAGTGAATACCTAGTACGTTTTTAGCTGCACTAACTGCTTTTTTAGCAATGTTTGCGGCAGCATTTATAACTCTACTTGCGCCATTCGCAATACCTCGTGCAATACCTGAAGCAATATGCAATCCTGCAGATACCATTTTTCCGAAGAAACTTCTGACTTTGGAAACAGCTCTACCCATACCAGAAGCCACTTGTGATACAACTCTAACAAAACCACTAACCACGCCTTGAACAAATCTACTCATCGCAGAAATGATACTTGAAACCCAACGAGCACCACCAGAAATGATGCGACTTAATGCTTGCATCATTTTTTGAGCAACAGTTGAAACTACACGTGAAAACCAACTTGATACTGTATTCCATATTCTAGTAACTGCACCTGAAATCGCAGACCAAATTTGGTTCCAACTTGTAATATTAGTACCAAGTATTCTGTTCAAAACATTGAATATGAAGTTAGAAATTTGGCCCCAAATTGACAATATGGTATTCCAAATCGTAGTCATTACATTAGAAATCGTAGTTTGTAAGGTTTGCCAAGCGCCAGAAAAATCTCCAGTAAGGAGCTGTATTAATGCAGTAAACAAACCGAAAATCAATTGCGTAGCAGCTTGTAGTATTCCACCTATCGCAGTGAATACTACTGAAATCACAGTCCAAAGAGATTGGAAAGCAGTTACTAAACCATTGATAAGGCTGATGAATAAGAAGCCGAGAACTTGGTTTGCAACTTGTCCTAACATTTGTAAGATAGGCATAATTGGTTGTAGCGTTTGTTCGATAGACGCTCTGAACTGATTAAACCAGTTAATCACTGTTTTTACAGCGTTCATTATCGTATCTTTAATTGTGTTCCAAGCTTCAACACAAGTTTTTCTGAAATTCTCGTTCGTTTTCCATAACCAAACAATAATACCTATTAAAGCAACGATAACGCCTATGATAGCCAATACAGGCCATGAAATCGCGCCTATAGCTACACCCAATGCTTGGAAAGCACCACTTAACATAGGTAAGATACGCATAATTGTACTAATAGGGCTCATGAGAAGTCTAAATGCGATTTTCACTAGGTTTAACGCGCTTCTAAGTATTTGAGTGTTTCTAGCAAAAGCTAACATTTTAGTCATAGCTTTGAATAGACTACTACTAAAGAATGTTTCTAATAATGTACCTACTGCGATGATTGGTGCTAGTAAAGCCCACAACATACCACCGAGTATCATACCTATACCAACCATTCGAGCTATAGCTGGGTGTGTTTCAAACAATTTAGCTATGAAACCAGCTAATGCTGTTACTACTTTTAATATCACACTTGCTATTGGCGCCATTGCAGTGCCGAATGCAACCAAAACTCTTACGATATTACCGATTAGATCCATAATGACTGGACCATTCTCTTGTACATACTGAACAAACTTTTTAAATCCTTCAGATTTACCAACTTGTTCAGACCATTCTCTAAACTTAGCAGTCATTTTAACTAGCCAATCAAAGATATTAGAACTGTTTTGAGCAAATGCTTTCATCAAGTTACCAATACCCATGAATACATTGCCAAATATTTGACCTATTTTAGGTAAATTAGTTTTAGTGTATTCAATAAACGACTTAATAGCGTTCTGACCTGCTACACTGTTAGCCCAGTTTTGGAACTTTTTACCTAGATTATCTAAGCCTTTAGCAGTCCATAAGAATAGTGGACCTAATTGAGTGAATACATTAATAAGTCCGTCACCAAAACGTCCTGCAGCACTTAATAATGTGTTGAATGTCTTAACACCTGTTGTATTCATCATGTTAAAGAATTTGCTAGCAGTTTGACTGTTTTGAGCCCATTTTAAGACACTCTGTGACGCTTGTTCCATTCCTTTAGAGATACCTGCTAAGAATGGTTTCATACGCCCTAAAGCTACGTTAACAGTGTCTAAAGCGTTAGATAGTGTGTTGAATATCTGCGCTTGATTTTGCTTGATAATGCCTTCCCAAGTTGACTTAACTTGTTCTAAAGACGCTTGATATCTTCTTGTTTGTGCAGTGGCTTGTAATGTTCCGTCATTCAACATTTTAATTGCACTTACTGCCATAGCGCCAAATGCAAACGCACCACTTGCAGCAATACCAAATGCACCAGCTACACCTAATGCACCACCAGCAACTACACCTAATGCGTTAGCTACTGCCATGATGGCGGGTACTAAACCAGCTATAATAGGAATAAGACCTTGAAAACTAGCGATTAGCACACCTTTGATTTGTTGTCCAAACACAGTGCCAAATGTACGAATACGAGTAGCTAATCTATCCATTTTGTCGCCGTATTCATCTAAAGACTGACTTAAAGCTCTAGTTAATACTTGAGCTCTTGTCATTCCCCTTGTATCAAAGTTAACTTTTACCGTTTTATCATGTAAGGTTGCCAACATAGCCTTAGCACCTAATACTGAACGTTTTAAGGGATTGTTATTCCCTTTTATGTCTACTTCTTTATCTCTTAATTGCTGTAATTTCTCTTTAACTACTGCAATTGCTCGTTTGATAGGGTTATTGTTACCGTCTATTTCAACGGTGTGTCCACGCCAACGTTGAGCCATTGCTTTTGCAGTGTTTAAGGCTCGTTTAAACTTACTAATATTCGCATCGACTTGTGTTTCGATTTCATCGGGTATTTCAGTTTTTGCCATACGTTGAGCTTTTCTGATATTCCGTTGAAAATCTGTAATAATCGCCGATATACGAGCCATAAAGTTTTTGTTCATGGCTAACCTCCTCTTTGACTAGTATTACGTAATGAATTCATAAAACGACGTGTACCTTGTTTTTGAGCTTCTCTATTACGTTTGTTTTGTGCTAGCTTACGTTTTTTCATACGTTCGTACTCATCAGATTGCCCGCGAACTTCGTATCTTGCACGCTCTAACTGTTTTTGTAGTCGTTTTAACGACTTGCCAGCTTGTACAAGGCCGTTAGCTTGAGCACCAAACAATAAAGTTTCTTGTTCATCAAGTAACGCCAATCTACGACCGATAACCCAGTCTTTCCATTCATTAGGCGTCAAACTCATTAATTCATCATAAGGAAGATAGCCTATGTATTGACTGGTTATCTGCCGTATTTCTGAATAATCTAGTAAGGTAGCTCGCCCATGATTTCTTTGTAGTTGTTCTTCATGAACTCGATACCGTTCTTCGTAGACTCTTTCTCTTCCTCTTTTGCCATAGACGGTGCTATGTTCATTTGCGTCCAGAATTGACGTGATTTTTGTTTGAAAAAACCACTATTATTCATTACGTCTAAAGCGCCTTGTAGTAATTCAAGCGTGTCGCCATTTTTATCGATAAACTGCATTAAAGAAGTTTCAATTTGCTCACGTGTAGGAGCTTTCTTATTTAAATAAGCTGTTGCACATTCCCAAAAATCTGCAATTGCATTAGTATCACGTTCTAAAATACCGTTATAAATAGCATTAAAACCTGATACTTTAGTAGTTTTACCGTTTTTATCTTGCTCATCTTTAGCAAACTTTTTAGCAGTTTTATCAAATAAGAAAGTAGCTTTTGCTTCTACTTCTTCTCCGTTGAATTCTAATGTAGTAATAGGATTGATTGTATTTTCAGTCATTCTTTAACCTCTTTCTATTATTTTTTACAAAAAAATAGAGGGCTTAATGCCCTCGTAAAGCTTATGCACCAGCACTAGGTGTACGATCTTCGTATGAGCCGGAATATTCGCCCATACCTTCAAATTCAACTGTTGGAGCAGAAGCGCTAGGGTTAAGCCATTCAGGAGGAAGTGAGTCAACAGAACCGTCTGCACTGTTAAATTTAACTTTTGCAGTGATTTCGATTTTGTCATCCTCATCATCAAATGACCATTCGTGCTCTTCTACAATTACATAAGCGAAAGTACCGTGATGTTTACCGTCACGTTTCTTAACTTCCCAAATCCATAAACGTAACTGCTTGAAGTTTTTAACTGACTCTTTTAAAGCTTCTTGACCTTTGTCGCCAGGAACACGGTCAACAGTTAACTTGATTTCTTCTTCTACAGAGTTACGACCGTAGTCTTTTTTGCCACCTGTAATCATTTCAGCTAAGTCATTGCTGATTGTGTGTCCACCCTCAGCTAAACTAGCTAACAGAATAGCATCTTCTTCTTTTAGCTTGCTCGCTAAATCTTTGTCAGCAATTTGTAACGCTGCAATGTATTTATTCTGCGCCATTCGTTACACTCCTTTGTAAAGTATTGTGTCTGTATTTAAAAACAAGCCGAATGATACCGTGCTTCGTGTACTGATCAATGTCAGTTATCACTTCTTGTGTATCAATTCGACTTTTTATAAATGAATAGTTATTTATTTCTATTTCAGAGTTAAGTACAAAACCTAAGTATTGGATGATTTGTGAGGCCTCATCTCTATTTCTAGCTTGGCTATAAACATGCAATGTAACGCCCACATCTTCAAACATACTTGTCGTTGTTTCTTTATTAGTGACGTTTGTTTCACCCACAACGATATATGGGTAAACAGCGTCTTTTTGAACGCAATCAAAAACCCTACCGCCTAGTTGTTTACTGACGATAGGGTTGCTTTTTAATTTGTTATATATCTTGTTAAACAGATACCGTTCTACTGATACCCACATATCTTAACCACCTTATGAAAAATACTTATTGAAAAATGCTCTACCTTCGTCAATTGCTGGTTCCCAAAAAGGTTGTGCACGTTGACCTTTTGTTGTGTGCCAATGTCCGTCTGCGTCTTTATAACGCCACGGAATACTTTTAGCACGACTACCACCAGGACCAACTGCGTATATCCCTGTACCGTAGTTGACGTACACTGCATACTCACTACCGATATTAATAACGCCTGTTAACCCGTCTTTCTTAAAGTCCATAGAAACACTTTCTCTAAGATAACCGGTATCAACAGGCATGTTACTAACTATTGAATTGTGAATAATTGTTGTTGTCTTGGCTATTCCTCTTTTAGCCCACTTGATTGTTTCTCTCTCGAATTCTTCAAGCTCTTTAACTAAGTTCCAGTTACCATATTTGACCTTAGCCAATAGGACATTCTCTCAATCTTGTTAAGTTAATCTCTTGTTGTCCACCTTGGTCGACAGGATCACCTACAACCTCGTAAGTTTTACCGTTGTATTTGAATAAGTTTGTATTAGTGATTGGCAGGCTGTACGGCGTATATAGGTTTCTGTCATATGATTGGTTCATTTGATGAAACTTTAGTTGTTCAGATGAAGTAGGTGTATCCATAAAGCCTTGTATTGTTTTTTCGCTCTTAAAGCGCTCTTGTTCACGTGGATACTCTCCTACAACCTCTCTTGAGCCTAATTCGATTGTATGAGGAAACTCATTTAATGGATTAAACATGATAACCAGTCCAACGTAAGCGTCTAAATGGTTTAAGGCAACCGTATGTTTCCTTAGGTAGATCAGTAACGAAAGTGTAGCTCACAGTACCCATAGTACGTGAAGAAATATTGCTAGTCGTACCTTGTTTAATACAGTTAGCAATGAATTTCTCTACATTACTAGGTAATGACTTCCTATTGAATGTTTGATTACAATATTCTTCAGCTACATTCAGATACTTTTCAATAAGTAATTCGATTGTTTCGTCATTTGAAGTATCATCGAGCGAGAGATTGTTTAATAATTTAACGTCTTGTGCGTTCATTACTCAACACTTCCTAATGCTTCAATGAGTTCATCTTTTTTCATACTAGAAAAGCCCTCTATTTCACGTTCTTTAGCGAGTTCTCTTAATTCTGATACTTTCATACCTTTTAAGTCTTTGTCGCTCTCTACACGCTCAATAAGGGGCTTATTTTGACGGTTCTCTTTTGTGGATAGTTCAGTTAATCGTTCATTACTTACATTTAAACCTTTACGAGGGAACGTATCTCCAACGTTATATTCGTAGTTGTTATCTTGTAAGTCTGTGAAGTATTCGATTACTTTATACATACGTCACTACCTCCTTTTATGCGCCTGAGTCTGTAGTTCCTGCGCCTTTAGTAACCTTAACTGCTTTAGATTCATCATATAAGTATGCTACATAATGTTTATCACTGTATAAAGCAGTTGTTTTAGTTGAAGGATCACGGTCAGTTTCTAAGAAGAAATCACGTTTAGTGATTAATTTAACTGCACCACGTTTAGCTAAGATAGCTTCTCCCTCATCTAATTTCTTAGAACGTACAATAACAGCTCCTAACGCTTCGCCAAACGCACCTTTAACGATAATGTTATCGCCTAATTCAGTAGCGCGAGTGAAGTTATCTGAAGCACTAGAACGTAATTTACCAGCGTCTTTAGGATTAATGAATAATACCATTGGTTCTAAATCTTCATCGTCAAATGTATCAATAGCAGCTTCTAAACCTGCTAATGTACCGATGTCTGCACTTACAGTTAATTTAGTACCTCGTAAAGCTTCTAATACGTCATTATCTACTTTGTTAGCAATAGCTAAACCGTGTTGACGTACTGCTTCGCCTTGAGGGTCACCATAACCAGATAATAAAGCTTCATCAGTAATATCAGTACCTTTACCGATTTTATGAATTTTAGCTTCACGTCTGTTAGTTTCAATTTTGTCTACAGGGATTTTTTGTCCTTCAGGTACTACTGTAGCATCGCCACTGTAAACAAATGCAGGGAAAGTTAAAGTGTCACCTGGTTGTCCTACTAATGTACTGTCAATGTCTGCAAATTGTGCAAATCTCAATTTCTTATCTAATTCTGCTTGCATCATAGGTGCTAATACTTCTGGAACGATTTGTGTACTTTTAGTTGTTGTTCCTTGTGCCATATGTTATAACCTCTTTTCTAATTGTTTATTAGAGCGTCGTATGTTTTTCTATCATTCATAAATAGATCAGTTCTTTCATCTACGCTCATATTGTTGAACTGTTCTTGTGTTATTCCGCCAGCAACGCTTTTTCCGTCATTCGGCGTACGTCCGCTTGGTTTAGATTGTTCAAACAAATGCTCATTCTCTTTTTTGAACTCACTCATGTAATCGTCTAATCCTTTGACATTTCCATTGTCATCAACTTCTAAATTATCTTTATCGATTAGTTTGATTACTTGTTCAGGTTTAATTGCTTTTTCTTTAGCTAAAGATACTTCGATAGCTTTATTTAACTGAACGTCTTTGAGTTTTTGATCGTAGTTGGCGTTTTGCTCTTTATATTTTTCTAACTCTTGTTTAAGTTCATCGTTATCACCAACATTATTTTTGAGTTCTTCAATTTGATTATCACGATTTCTAATTTCTTCGTTAGCAGTGTCTAATTGTTCTTTTAGTGAATCAACTTTCTCTGCCTTCTCTTTATATGATTGCAAACCTTCATGATGTTCGTCGATAATCTTTTGAATAGCATCTTCTTCGACACCTAAACCACGTAAAAATTCTCTTTTCATTATTACTACTCCTCACATTTTTTATTACGGTGGTCTTTTCCACCATGAGTTTGCACCTTTTAACGCCTTGAGCATGATTTGGGCATAAAAATTACCAACACATTTAAGTGTTAGCTAGAATAAGTTAAAGTTTGCATTTTCAGCATTTTTCTCATTAATATAACTTCTAATTATTTCTGTATCAGCTTCGTTGCTTATTCCTACCTTTACAACAGGTCTATCGTTCTTTAATTGATTAATTTCTTCGTATAGTTTTTTGATACGTTCTAATTTCTCAATTGCTTCATCAGCATCAACATTAACCTTCACATTAAACTCCATAATCAAGCACCACCTTTCCGTTTCTCTTTCTCCCACTCTCTATAGTTAGTGAAAGGTATTACGCCATCTTCTTTAGTTCTCATAGTTGTAGGTAATTCATCTTCATCTATGTAATAAAGCAACTTACAACGACAGTTAATGTTCTCTTTTGCACTAGCTACACCTACAAACAACTTAGGTGCAGGACCTACACAACCACTAGAATGAAAGTTATCTTCGATATCGACTGAAGTGCCGTCTAAGTGTCTGTGTGTATCACGTGTGCGTGTATCTTTAGTAGAATACCAACGTTTCTTCATATCGAGTCCATTGTCTTTAGCTACCATTGCACTATCTAACCCTGCTTGTGACAATGCACGTCCTGTTTCTGTACGTGCTACTCTTACTGATTGCGCCTTTGCCATCCCTAAGTCATCTCTTAACGCTTTAGCTATCTTAGAGTAGCCCTCGCCACTCATAATACCTTGTGTGATATGCATACGAATACGCTTTAATGTATCATCACGATGTTTCTGTAATGTAGGTACCAGCTTAATAAACTCGATAGGTTGTTCTATAGCTTTCTGTATCGTTTGTGTGGTTGGTATATCAAAACTCATAGACGTTTGACTTGCTACTTCATACAAAAATAGGCTCATCATGTACTTTTCGATATAGACGTTCTGTTGCGACTGTTTGATAGCCTTAGCGACCTCTCTATAGTCTTGCGACAACATTTGACCTATACGATTAAGTTCTTTGTTGAGCCTGTTGTATTTATTGAATTCAGTCCACGTTACTTGCGGTTCATCTCTATCGTACTTTTCGTACATATTCACAATAATCTGTTTGATTTCTTTCAAACGTTTAGCAAATAGTATTTCGATTTCTTTCTCTGCTTGATTAACCAGTTTGTCGATGTAGTTATCTATGTCATTCTGATTGGTTATTTTCGGATTGTCTTTGTTGTTCGTCATTCAATCCCTCCTCAATGTCAGGGAGTTGTTGATTGAGTTCTATGTTTTCTTGTTCTATTCTCTCCATTTCGGCCACAGGATCTTGTACCCACGAATGATTACCAAGAATAGTTTCTTTAGATAATAACCCTGTAGAATTCATAGCGATTTGAGAGTTTTCTAACTCGTTTACCATAACGTTGAAGTTAAATGTAATCTCGATGTCTTGCACTTTCACATCCAATCTGTAGAAGTCGATAATGTACTGCAATAACTCTTGTAATGCGGTAAGTGTTTTATTCTTTAGCTTGTTAGCTTTTAAATCTAAGTTACTGTACATAAATTTAAGTGCAATACCACTTGGACTATTGCCAAATTTATCTTGTTGGAAATCTACACCTTGTCCAAACTCTATAATGTAATCACGTAACATCTTCGTGTATTCCTTAACAGAGTCAATAGGCACTTCTACTTTGATAGTGTCTACGCCAGAACCACTTTCTCCTGCAACACTAATTGCTTTGTAGTATTTAAGGTTATGCATGAAGTCTTTCATATCTTCACCTTCATAACCTTTTAAGATATAGATTAGCTCTACTGATTCGTCAAAAGTGTTTTGTGTATCAGATAATCGCTTATCTAACGCATCTATGATTGTTTTGTACATGAATAGGTCAGATACTTCTTGTGGGTTGTTCTTGAACGGAATAAAAGGAACACGCCCCCAACTCATCAATTTATTACCTTGATAATAATGAGGTTGTATATGATCTTCACTACGATAGAAATCAGGGATAAGTTGTCCTTCTTTCAACTCATAGAATGTCACATCATCTTTAGTCCAATACTCAACACGTTCTGCTCCGTCTAATTCATATACACGGATAAACGCTTGCAGTTCATCTCTTTCTTTATTAGTCCAAATAGGTACAGCTTGTTCTGCAGGTACACGAAACGTTTTAAATTCTCCCTCTTCATCTACATAAGGTTGAACCCATTCGATACCTTTATTACTTGCAGCAGTTAATATATCTACTAATTTGTCATCCCACTTGTGATTAAGTGTGTGTTGTATTTGTTTTAATGCTTTGTCATTATCTACACCAAATGTCACAGGATTAGCAACTGCATAAGCTACTTTCTGGTCTACTAAGTTTTGATGGTAGTTAGTATACATGCGCCAGTCCGGTTTAGTTTCGTCATAGTCGCCGTTTACATCTTTTTTGGAAGGAGCGTCTAATATATCTGGGTGATGATTATAATATCTTTCGCCCATTGTGATATTGTCTATATTATCTTTATGCTCTCTAACTAAGCGCAATATCATTTCTTCTTGTGTTTCATACTTCGGTTTAATCTGTTCTACCACTTGTTCGTGATATGGTTTATCCCATGGCCAGTTAATGCTAATCACCTCGTTTACGTAAGTATGCTAAGTTTATTCTGCCTCATGTCACGCTCTAGGGCGTATCTAGTGGCGTCTATCGTGTGGTTGTCTTTATCTTCTAATCTCGGTTTGACATTACCGTCTTTATCCGTTTCATAGTCGATATTCTCAAATTCTCTTGCTATGTTAGGTGTTCTATTAGGATCTATCACAATAGCAGTTAAATCATCTAGCCATTGTTCCCCGTGTTCTACACTGTCAGGACCTTTCTTCACACCTTTAACACGCTTAATACCATGTTCTTGTTTTAGTTCTGCAATTGATTTCGGTTCAGCGCTATCTGCGTATATCTCATCAGATTGATAACCTCTACGTTTTAACCAGTTAGCAAACTCTCTGTTACTTATCTGTACACCGTAGTGTTCATCAACTGCATAGATAATTCGTTTCTTCTTGTCGTAATGCCAACGTACAAAAGCTAATGGATCAGTAGCATAACCAAAGTCAACTGCATTGCGTATATTGTCGAATGTCTTATACAACTCATCTGGTATCTTCTCTATTTGCAAGTTGTTAAACGGTACAACACCACTACCAATCGCTTCGCCCATATATTCCCAACGATAACGTTGTTCGTTACGTTCTTTAGCACTCTCTGCTTCTTGTATAAATTGCTTAGATATAAAAGGATTATCTAAGTACGTTGAATGATGTACGAATGTGTTATCCGGTTGGAATGAGGTTTCGTATTTTTTGTTAACCCACGATTGTTTTCTCTTAGGTGGGTTGTAACTAAAGAAAAACTTATAGAACAACCCTTCATCTAATTCACCACGTAACATAGAGTTAGTAATTGTTGTAACTTCGTCCTCTGTCTTAAATTCTGCTAATTCCTCTATCCACATGATAGAAAAAGGGAACCGACTATCTTTTAACGACTTTAACCGTTCAGGGTTCTGCGCCCCTCTAAAGATAATCCGATTCCCTCTAGGTACATATGTTATTTCCATTGGCGACACTTTAACTTTAAACAGGTGTGACACCTTTTGTTCTTCTATCGCCCACTTGATTTGCTCAAATACTGATGTAGCTAATGTATTATCAGTCTTACGTACTACAACTGCATTCATAGGATAACGCATGATTAACTGTGTAATGATGATAGATATGTCAGACGACTTACCACTACCACGTCCACCTTTAGCTACTATGTTCAACTTCTCTCTATCTTTAGTCGCTTTCCATAAGCTATGAAAGTGTTTAGGTAACAGTTCAGATAGATTAATCGATATCGTCATTGAACTGTACCGTCGCAGTTGTTTCAATTTGTTGCTTGTCTGTCCACATCATATATCGTTTACCTAATAATTCTGCAGCTTTCGTTCTAGCGTTAGTATCTGATCGTTTTTCCAAAGACTCTACTTCCATTTCTCCTCTACCAATTCCAATCGGTATGAGTTCTTGGTCTGTTATTTCCCCACGTAATACAGAAGTGAGATATTGAAGTATTTCGTCTTGGTCTGCAATTGCATCTTTTTTCAGTTTTTCCATTCGTTTGTCTATCTCTGCTTTTATTCCCACATTTTCCAACAATTTATGACTACTTGATTTTGCGTATTTCTCACTATAACCAGCCTTGATTGCCGATTGATAAGCAGTACCTGTCTTAATGTACTCATCAACAAATGTTTGTTGTTTAAGGTTCAGTTTCGTCATCGTATATTACCACCTACTCTCACGGTTAAGCACCTTTGTTTGACGTATAAAAAAAAGACACTGCGTAAACAGTGCCTAATGATTATGTTTTGTTATTTATTTGAGTTTATGTACTCATGTCACATCTCTATGTCACATCAATACATAAAAATAAGTTACCCGTGTGTTCTCACGGATAACTAATTAAGGGAGGAGAAAAATTACATGTCAAGTATTCATATCATCGTATCGGAAGCCGTGTTGTAAGATTCAATAAAACTACCCGCCACTCTGACGGATAGTTAAGTAATCGGATGCGCAACGTCTAATCAAGGACGATAAACACTTATCCAATCACTTCAATATTGAATACCCCACCATAGTGCGAAAGGATAAACACTATGTCTTGTGAGGTAATTCTTACAATATCATAATACACCGATTATAAACGGACTTACACACTTCAAAAGTCCACCTTACACATAACCTATGAATTCTGCCAATCTATTTATCATCGCGTCACGTCGTCTTAATATACTCGTCTTACTTGTTCCGAAGTAGTCAGCTATATCCTCCCACTCACTGCAACCTATTGGACATTCCCAATATCTCAAACGCATTAAGTCTTGTGTATCTTCATCTGATTCATATATAAGCTTATCTACACCTTTTACAATATTACGTAAGTTGTTATAACGATTGTCACTTAACTTCTTAATTGATTCTCTCTCAATAGGATTGCCTGGTATATTACTTTTACCTGCACCTACATTTTCGGGTTCGTGGTTCTCTAACAATTCATACTCTCTTACTTTTAACTCTCGTCTGTAACGCTCTATGTTCTTGATATAATCTTCTAGTTTCTTTATATCGTGTCGTTCAATCGTTATCATACTTACCCTCCATTCCTTTAGTTTCCTTTTTTATTAATTCACTTTTTGTATTCTTCATACTTTAAATTTTGAAAATCATTACCGCCGTCATATTCATCCATTTTACTTAATATACTTTCTAAAGCTACAATTTCACCGATTTTAACATGGGTACTACGGTCTTTATCGTTTTGCATCATCAAAATTAAACTAAGAACTAGAGTTTTTAATTTAATCCACTTGGATTTATAAAACATCACTTACCCTCCATTCTCCAACTTATCTTTCAAGGTCTTAATCTCATAATCTTTCACTTCTAACTGATGTTTTAGATCATTCTGTTCAAGTATAGAGCCAAATAGTAGTAAAACTAATATAATGATTGCTATTACGCCCCACATTGTTTGACCACCTCTAAATTAGGTTTGTGTTCTAGTACACGTCCGTTAAAACTACATGCATCTTCTTTAGCTGAATATAAATCGTCGTAAGATAAAGCTTCAAATACATTGTCAGTGATTATGCATGTGTTTCCATAACTACCTATATATTTTTTCACTAAATATACTCCTTTTTTTAACTCAACCACGTATTTGCCTATGTTGTTTTTATTATCCTTATTTTTCAACCAAGATACCTCTCTTTCTAAATGTAACTTATCTAATTGCAATCCATGTTTATCTTCCTGTAACTCATTAACTCTTTTCTCTGCTTTAATCCACTTATATATAGCAAAAATACACAGTACTAACACAATTATTACCGATGAAAAACTTATCCAAATCACTTTAATAACCTCCGTATATGCCATTTAAATGAGCGTGGTCATTCTCGTCAAAGTCCTTAGGCACTTCCACCTCATCATTTGCAGTTAACTTATAGTACAACTCTCTACCAATCCATTTACCTAACTCGTACATTGCGATAGTGAACCATATCTTTAATATGCGTTTAATCATCTAAATCATCTCCATGTTCGATATATTCTATAACGTGTTCCAACGCTGATTTATAAGTAAGTGTTATTGAATCTTCCTGCTTTGATTCTTCAATATCGCTAATTACACTTTTTAATTTTCCAATTACTTCTTCACTACTTTTCATTCCGTTCACTCCTTATCCCAATCTTTCTTGCAAACGATATAGTTTTCTAAGTTGTAATCTATCGTGCTGACTTAATATACGCTTTGCTTTCTCTTCTGCTTCTTCCTTATCCTCTGCTTCTACAAGTGTCATTTTCTCGTTAAATCTAGCTTGCTCGATGTGCTTGTGTATATGGCCTGTGCTATCTGTGAATTCTCTGATTAGGAATTGTTTCACTTCCCCAACACCTCTTTTACTCTTTCGTATATGTCTTTAGAATCCTGTTGATCCAAATCCGTCTGTCCCTCTTTCTGACTCACTACTAAACTCATTTACTTGTTTTAATTCTGGTGTCCAAATAGGTACAATAACAAGCTGAGCTAGCTTGTCGCCTTTGTTAATTTGATAAGTTCCAATCATCGATTCTTTATCACCAATCGCTGGAATAGTTTCTTCTTTAATATTTAATACAAAGTTACTGAAATTATATCCACTCCATTTTTCTAAAGTTTCGTTATCATTTTTAACATTAATGCCTAAATTGCCTTGATAACCTGCGTCAATCTTGCCTGTTTCAATCACTAAATGTGTCTTGCTACTTACACCACTTCTTGACGTTAATAGTCCTACATAACCCTCTGGAATGTTTACTGCTACATCTGTTTCAATTACTACTTTTTCCTGTGGCTCAAGTATTACTGTTTCTGCTGAATAGATATCGTACCCAGCATCTAATCTATCTCTCTTCGGCATAATCGCATTTTCTGTTAATAATTTAATTTCTAGTTCTTTAGTCATTTATTGTTCCTCCATTTTCTACTAAACTCTTTGAATTACTTTCAACAATCTTGTCGTACAGCTCCGCCTTACGATATACTTCGTTAATCTCTTTGATTAGTAAACACCCGTCATGCCCTGTAAAAGCTGTAGAAGATACTATACAGCGTTGAATAAACTCTCTATTGTTCATTGCAAGCCTCCAAATCATTTAGTAAGTTATTAAAATCGTTAGTACCGTCGAGTTCGTCCATGCGTTGTAATTGTTGTTTTACAACTCTCTTACCAACTAATATATTTGCTATCTCATCAGTTAGCATATTGTTTGTAATATTATTACTTTCGCCATGAAGTTCAATATACTTTTGTGTTAATTCGTCTTTTAGCGTTGTCCACTTATTGTCTTCCATTGTGTATCACTCCTTTAAATTTATAATTACATGACAGATGTTTTGAAATATTGCATTTGGCTCTCTATCTTTTAATGTCCCGTTAACGATTAAATCATCTATCTCATCAAACGCCTTTGCTTTCCTTTTTGTTTCTGCCATATCATTGATGAGTTCATCACGTTGTTTCTTGTAAGCGTCACGTTCTTTCTTTAATTGTTGAATATCATCAGTCCATTTTTGTACTTGTGATCCATGTACAACGAATTTCGGATCTTCTGCCATTTACTCGTCCTCCAGTAAATTTTCATCTTCAAACACATTACCTACAACACTACATTCTTTAAAAAATATTGTTTTTTCAGATGTTGGCAAATCATAATAATATTTATATTCTTTAGCAATCGTACTGTCCTTTACCATAAAGTTTTCCAAAAAAATACCTTTAACCTTATCTATAATTACCTGTGCTCTATTTATTGTTTCAACTATAGCTTCATCATCGAATGGATAACAAAAAGATTCATCCTCAAATTCGATGATGTCCCCCTCGTATATCTCTACACCGTTCTTATCTTTTAAGCCTGTTGATTGCATTAATACATAATCTCTAACTAAATCCTTTGTAATTCCGTATATCGAACCGTCATTAACTTTAACCCATTCATCTTCGATATAAATCGTTTCTACGTTCCACATTTTATTTTCTGTTTTATCCCACGCTCTAAATTTAATCAATGATTTCCCCGTCCTTCCAAATTAAAGTCATTGTATTTCCTTCTCTTATCCAAAATTCTTCGCTAAGATCACTTTTTACTTTTGAAATAGGTACATTTTTATGCTTTAAATAATTGTTTAATTTTGTGTGTTCATAAAAACATTTAATTACTGTATCCTCTGTGATCTCTTCCAGTGCGACTTCTTCTTCAACTTCTAATGTGAACGCTTCTTCTTTTTCATTGTAAGTAATATAATTTTCTGTTTTTAACTTCGGTTTAAGTAAGTTGTTGTATCCACCTTCTGTTTCTATATAAAGAGTAAACTCTGTTTCTTCAAGATCTAATAGATACTTTATAAATTCTTTAGGTTTTAACGTTACTTTCTTTTTTATTTTTACCATTCATCATGCACTCCTTATTTATTGGTTTGGTAATCCATAACTCATTAACTCGTTATATAATATGTCATCTCGTAATTCATCTATTAAATTACTTACCTCTTTATGTGTCATAGCTTTTATTTCTTTACGACTATAATCAATAAGTGAAGTTTGTTTTTGCAGACCCCTAACATATTCCACTTGTTTATCTGTTGCCATTCCTTACACACTCCCTGTTCTTTTTAATATCGTTCTCACTAACTTTCATCGTCACTCTGTTTCCTGCTACCTTAACCACAAAGCCTTTGACACCTAACTTGCGTAATTCCTGTTGTATCTGGGTAGGTGTCTTGCCTTGTGTGTTGTATTTGTATCGTTGGTTGATCGTGTCGGACAGTATCATGCGTTTAACTCCTCGTATTCGTCTGCCCACATATACATCAATCCGTCACTTACATGTTTACGGTTACACTTCCTTGCGATGTTGCGTCTGTCTATGAATAATAATTTTTGAGCTTCTACTGTGCTTGCGAATTCTTCAACAATTTTGTTGTCGCTATCTACTAGATATACTGGTTTAGATACGCCTTTATTTCTGCGATACACTCTATATTTTTGCAATGTAGATTGGAATAAGTTATCTGCCGTAAGGTTGTTATATCTACTATCTTTAGGATATGCATGTAATCCATTTCTCAAATTACCGATAAATGTTTCATATACAATATCTGCTGCACGATACTTCTTATTCTTATAAATAACTGTGGAAATACCGTTACAACCATTCGCAAATTTATATTTACCATCAGGTCTTTTCATTCTGCCTAAGTTACTTACGTATAGATCATACTTCTCGCTGTACTTCCAAATTTCATCTTTTGCTACAACTCTTTCGTTGAACTCCTGTTTCTTATTCACTCTTGGCATTGTGTCGGTAAAGAAGCACTTTAACTTATCGTTATATGTGCCACGTTCTTTTTGGTACCACAGTGTATTTAGTGGAATACCTGTAATGTTGTGCAAATGAGATAGGTCTGTCTTAGTCACTGTGTGGCTAAATGGTTCGTACATATACACCGTAATTAACCCTCCCATTTCTCAAATGCTCTGTTTAGATACCAACGCGCCTTGTCTAAATCTTCTTTTCCATTCTTACGATTAGCTCGACTGATATATTTGATTGCGTTACCAATGGCAAATGCTAACTCTGGTTTGTAATCTTTAGTGACCTGCTCTATGAAATCTATAATTTCTATATTTCCATACGTGTAATGCGTTGGGTGGTTAACCTTGTCATCTAACGTCTTTTCTACTTCTTTACTAGTTGGTCTAGGCACACTGATAAAGTCATAGTTATCGTCTATTTTAATAGTGCCAATACCATCAACTTTTACTACTGCGACGTATTTTAAATAAAATACGTCTTGGTATACGTTCAATACTTGCCCATACCTTTGCTTGTTGTTGCTATCAGAAAATTTTATATATTCTCCTATACTTAAATCTCCAACACTCATGATCTAACCACCTTTCTAGGGAATATGTCATTCTCCATAAGATGCTTGCACCACTCACCACGAGGGTGTTTTTGAGGTACTGTGAATAAATGTGGTTTCTTTCGTTTCAGCTCTTGTAATCTGCGTTGCTCCATTCTCTCTCTATAACTAGCGATTTCGTCCTCTTTAGGTTTTAAACTATCCCACTCACTACGTCTTACTCCAATAGGTGCTTCTATTGCATCTTCAAATTTCCAACCAGAAGCTAATCTTTGTCTTAAGATATCTGAATTAATATCTGCTTCTTTCATTTTCTCTACTACATCTGGTGTAATAGAGAAGTATTTATTTTTAACTCTCATTTTTGTCGCTTCCATTTACTCCACCTCTACCAATTCAATTAGTTTAAAATCTTCGCTCATTAACTCTTTTTCAGGATTCTTACTGATTAAATCTAAAATGCGTTCCTTTTCATCACTTGCAGTAATTTGATTGTTTACCCAAACTGGATACTTACATCTCACTTTAAGTGTTGCTTCAACTTCAATAGTTTCTTCTCTGTTGGCCATTCACTCCACTTCCTCTACATTCATGATTATTTTCGGTTCTTCTGCATATTGCTTAAAGCTTTCAATGTGTGCAATTTGGTTATCATCTTTCCATAAGTGATCGTTAGCAGCGTCTAGCACTGTTTTGATTAAATTGTCTATATCTGGTTTCGTACGTTTATATTGGCCTATCGATATTAACTTTTGATTCTTAGTCCAACTCTTAGGTGGTGCAAAGTAAAAATATATTGATACTTTCAATCTACTGTTCAACATCTTTTTAGGTAATTGACTCTGTATATATGCTTTATGCTTCGTATAAGACGTCGGCATGTATGTTTGGATAAACTTACCTGCATTCCTAAAACGTGGACGAGGAGAGCCGATAGGTTCCTTATACGTATCATTAAAATTAATCTCTATTTCCATAACTCACCTCAAAATAATAATTCGTTAATTGTCATCTGTTGTTGCAGTTCTTCTTTTCTGAACAACTTGTGCTTACGTTTCAGTTTTTCTAACTCATCTTTCGTTACTGTTCCTGAAAATGTGTTTCTAAAGTGTATGCCTGCATAGTTACCTAGTTTGAATGTATCTTCTCCTAACGGCGTTACACTGCACATCTTCCAACCGTCAATCTGATATAACGTGTATTGCTTTTTAAGTCCGTCGATAAGTCCCATCTGGTTGCCTCCACTTCGTTTCATTCATGATTAATTCCTGAACTTTTTCATATTCGTCAAATGGTGATATCGTTTTGTTTTCTAACAAACGTTTAACTGCCCAGCCTGACTCAATAAGCGTCTTAGCTATTAATGGGTCGTTTTGATAATCTTCTCGATACATAACGCCTAACAACTTTTGATATTCAACTACTTTCATGTGAAGAACCTCTGCGTTTTCTTGTAGTACTCAAACTCAACTACACCTGTTTCTCCGTCTTTATTCTTTGCGATGTTACATTCAACAATTGACTTGCCTGAGTCATCAACATCATCACGGTTGTAGTAATCATCTCGATATAACAACATAGCTAAACTTGCATCTGCTTCAATTCCACCTGCTTCTTTCATGTCAGATAGCATAGGTCTTTTGTCATTTCTTGTTTCTACACCTCTGCTCAATTGAGATAGCAACACAATAATTGCACCTGTTTCATTTGCAATAATCTTCAAATCTCGCGATATCTTTTCGATACCATTACGACGATCTAACTTACTGTCTGTCTGCATAAGTTGTAAGTAGTCAATGAAGATAACCTGTTGCACATCTTTGTTCTTCATCGCTTGTTTACGTACATCATGTGTAGTAATATTGCTTTTATCGTGTATATCTATATCAAGTTTGAGTATTCTGTCTGCTGCAGTTGTTAAACGTGTTAATTCATCCGGTTCTAAATCTTTAATTTCTTTGATACGAGTTAGTTCTATCCCAGTTTCTGCTGATAACATCCTTTTCAATACAGACACGCCAGTTGTCTCTAGACTGAAGAATGAAGTTTTATAGCCTTGAGACGCTATATTAAGCATCATATTAAGCGCAAACCCCGTTTTACCTACTGACGGTCTCGCAGCGATTACAATCAACTGTGTAGGTTCTAAACCACCTATTTTGTAATCCACCAGTTTATAACCTGTATTGATTTTTTGTTTTGGTTCTTCGCTATATAATTCTTCGACAAAGTGATCTACAATTTTTTTAGTCCCACTTTCTTCACTTGCACTAATTAAACTGACCTTTTGTAGTTTGTTAAGCATTTCATCAAAATTTTGTATATTCGGATCAGAATTGAATTCTTGTAATACGTTTTGCGTACGCTCTATTTGATAAAGATTGAGCAAATCTTGTTGATATCTTTCAAAGAATCCGTAACCTATAAATTTTGAGTTATACAAATTTGAAATGGTGTCCATATCTAGGAATGACTTATCTTTTGTGGTTTTTAAATAGATTTCGTTATGATCTACCTTACCGACTTCGAATACATATTCCATAAATGACTTCATACCATCATGTGAGAACATTTCCGGTCTCACACGTAACTTCTCAATTATGTCCGGTTTTTGAAGTAAACTAGCAACGATTGTACTTTCGATTTCATGACGTTCATTCATCGTCACTCACTCCAAACTCACTTAACTTCTTTCTGAAGTCGTCTAATATCTTTTTACGTTGTGCTACGTATTCTGGATCATTTTTCATTCTCCAACGATGTCTAGCAGTTTTTTCGTCGACAGGCTCTTCTTTTACGACTTTGACTTCTTTTCTCATTATGTTTGGAATACTAGGTGGATAAGGATTAGCATCATTGATATATTGCATTACTGTTTTTTTAGTCGGTTCATAATCCCCATTTTGGCTCAAAATGTTAACCCATGTTTCTAATTTAGGTCTGTCAAAGTCAATGTTGTATACATGTCTAATTGTCTTAATTACTTCTAGGGCTTGTTGTTTAGTCATAGGCATTAACTTTCATCTCCTAGCTCTTTCTCCATTTGAGCAATTACATCATCTGTTACAGTTTTTTTATTTTTAGGTTTAATTTTATTTTCAGCCTCTTTTTTATTCTTAACGTTCTCTTTAGCCCAGTTGTTTAACACTTTGATTAGGTAACCTGCATGACAACCTTTGTCTTTTGTATAATCAGTAGCTACTTCAACAACTTCATCTGCATGTTGTCCAATATCATCAATGGCATATCCTATCTGTTCCATTTGGTTAGGAGTTAAATTATGAGTAAGGTTACTCATGATGTAATTAATTGAGTTTTTGAAGATATCTTTATCTACTTCTTTTTCTCTTTCTTCTTCTACTTCTTTATCTTCTTCTATATCTGTTGCGTGACTGTCACGTGACTTCACGTGACTATCTAAAAGTTTTTGTTTTTTTCTTTGCTTTTGTTTACGCAAACGGTTTTGTTCTCTTATCTTTTCTAAACCTTCGATGTTCTGATGTTTTTCCCAATTAGATACTTTAAAGACACCATTCACTTCTTCAATCATGCTTAGCTTTTCGAATGTTTGTAACGCTAATCTTATTGAATTGATAGGTCTATTAAATTCGTTAGCTAACATTTCTTCGTTATAGGGTAGACTTTCGGATAACATAATGTATCCTTGTTCGTTATACTTTCCAGCTAATGTCAGCAACTTAACCCATAAAGTGATGATTGTATCTCGTTCTGGCAGTGCTTCTATATACTTGATTTTGCTATCATCGAACATTCCAACTTTTAATTTAATCCACGATACTTCAGCCATTTACTTCTCCTTTCAACATTCGGTTGAGTCGTTCATCTACGGACACCCAACTTTCATGTAATTTGTATTTCTCATTAAAACTATCTATACCTATTTGGTGCTGCTCTTTATGATGTCTTGAACATAGCGCTAATACTTTGTTGTCTGTGTGATCTATCTTTCGTCTGTTACGTCCTCGACCTACTGTGTGATAATGCGCAAGTTCTGCTCGTGGCGTTCCGCATATTACACAGTTACGATTGACTGTTGACCAGTAAAGGAACGCTTTATCATTTTTGAGTAAGTCACTTGTCTTATAATTAAGTGGTATATTGTTGTGAAACACCCAGTCAAGAATAACTTCTATAACTTGTTTAGCTTGTTCTCTTGTGCAATCACTCAATGAGAGACGTTTTTCATAGCCATAGAGAACTTCTACGTAATCCATGAACAAATACCTCATATAGTCGCGTGGTTGTCCTGTGTAAGCTTCTATGTCGTTACAGAGAGCAAATACTTTTCTACGCTGCTTATCTGTAATCTTGAATGGATCTACAACTCTTACATCTGCTTCTACTTCGTAACCGTTGTCTAAAAGTAAAGATGTTTTGTTATCTAGTTCTACTCCTTTGATGACTACAGTTGTTGTACCGTCATCTTCTGTAATGTAGTTTTTTATTACTACCATCTAATCAGTCCAATCAGAACGGGAGATCTTCATCAGTTATATCGATAGGGCTCGTTGCATTTGCGAATGGATTTTTACTTTTTGTCTGTGTAGTATGTTCTTGTTGTTTTTGAGGTTGGTTGTTTTGTTGGTTATTACCTTTGGTATCTAAGAACTGAACGCTATCGGCTACAACTTCTGTAACAAATACTCGACGACCTTCGTTATTTTCGTAATTACGTGATTGAACACGTCCATCTACACCTGCTAGTGAACCTTTTGAAAGATAATCGTTTACATTCTTCGCTTGTTTTCTGAACACAACTACATTGATGAAATCTGCTTCTCGTTCACCTTGTGCGTTAGTAAATGTTCTGTTTACTGCTAATGTGAATGTCGCTACTTCAACTCCACTCGGCGTAGTTCTAAACTCTGGATCTTTCGTTAATCTTCCTACTAATACAACTCTATTTAACATTTGAATTCTCCTTATCTAATTGTTTTAGTCCTGCATCTAGTTTTTGATGTGCATTTGCTATATCTTTTTTAGTAACTTTGTTAATGTTTTGAATACCTAACCAACGCATTGTTTTGTCTAGCGTTGCGTCTCTACCTTTTTCTTGAGATGAAGTTACAAACTGGTTGATACGCTCTTCTAATTCTGTAATGTCATTGTCGTTAGCGCTTGGAACTTCTTCCCCGTTGTATATATAAAGACCTAGGCCATGTAATGCTGCAGCTTTAACGAAACAACGTTTTTGAGCTTTATTAATATCAAATGTTGTCGCGCTACCCTTTGCTAAAGATTTGTTTCTAAAATCCAATACTGGAAGCCATTCTGTTTCAGTTTGTCCTTTTACAGTTACTGACACTTGTACGAAATAACCCTCTGGAGTAGCTAAATAAGGTACAAAATAGTTGTCTAGTGGTACATCAGGGTGTACAAATTCATGTGTTTTAATACTGTAGTTGCTGTCTATCTTTTTTAATTCTTGATGAGCGTATGACCATGCTAGGTAGGTTAATCCATTTTTCTTTTCTACATGATCGTTAACATCTTTTTGATTTAATTGATTAAATAATGTCTCTTCAGTCATACTCAACCTCCTCATATTCAGTTGTTTCAGTTACTTTCTTTTTAATTGCTCTGTGCTTATTCATGTCGATACTCACATCTTCTAGTCCTGCAAATTCTCTTGCTCTTCGTCTATCTCTTGAATAAGAAGTATCTTCTTCGTTGTTAGGTTTATTAGTGATATACAAGTCAAAAGGAGCGTCTTTCAATTTAATTAGGTATGTCACTGTTTCTTTCAATCCCAATCACTCCTTTACGCAGCACGTCGATTGTTCTATCCATGACTTTGATAGTTTCACTTTGTGTTTCGCATGATTCTATAGATTTTCTGAAATCTTTTCTAAGTTCGAAATATCTATCGCACAAATCTTCGTAACGTTTGTTTAAAAAGTCGTAGTCACTTTGCAAGAAATCTAAATCTATTTGGCTTTTGATTAGTTGAGAGTATTCTTCTCTAGTCAACTTGACTGTGATTAACTCTTGCATTTTCTCTCCTCCACTTGTATATTTAAGTTGTATATTTTGATTAGAGTTCGACTGTTACTTGTTGGCGCAAGTTTCAGTCTTTTTTGTTATCTCAAGCCACTTTTCCCAAAAGAATGTGCTAAAGATAAGCGTTAACATCGCAAATCCTAATACTGTTGTAAAACCACCTCCTAAAAGTAATGTGATGATCATTGCGATAAACATAGTCATGTAACTTAGTAAGTACTTCATTTATCATCCTCTTCTTTCATTTTTAAAAGTTTTTCGATATATCCTCTCTCTAATGCGAAATCAAATAACATTTGTTGAATATGTTCGGGCATTGCAATCACTCCTTTTACTGACCGTTTTCAATCTTTGTTTCTAATTGTTTAATTCTGTACAAAGTAGCTTGTGACGGGAACCAGTTAGCAACCATTGAGATAACGTCATCAAAGTGCTTTTGTCTTACGTTTGTTCTTGATGTTGCGCCTGTCATCTTTTTAACTTCTGAATTGATATCTCGGAATAATTCACTGCGTTGTTTTTGATTTGTTATTGCATGTATTTTTTGAATATGAGCAACTCGTTGATTAATTGTTCTGGATAACAAGTTGTAATCTCCTGTGTCTAACTTTTGATTTTCTTTCAAATCAATAACATCTGCTTTCACTGTTGCGATTTCTTCTTTAGTTTGTTTTTGTGCGTCGAACATAAGTTGTAATGCGTCCATTGGATCACTAGGAACTTGATAAGAACCTGTTTTACGAATAGATGGTAGTACTTCGTTAGTTATCCAACGCTTGAACGCTTTGGCTTTTTCTTTAATACTTCTATTGTTGCTTTGTCGTGCTGCGTCGATAACTAATGTGTATAAACCTGATTCGTTGATTAAAGCTGATTTTTGATATCTTCCGGTGCGGTCCTGAATTGGGACTACACGAATATCTTCTTTATCGATATGATCTTGTATCGCTTTCGCTCCTCTTGAGTAACCTAATATGTCAGCTACATCTTTTCCTACGAAGTAAGGCTCGTCGTCTATGGATAGTGTCCTTACTGGTAATTCTTCAAAGTTGAATGTTTGTAATTCTTCCATGCTTAATCCTCCCAATAACTATATTTTGTCGCGTATTATGCGACTGTTTTGCTAAAAAAAATATCAATTGCTTCATCTTTGTTTAAATTTAATAACGAAACAATTTTGTTAACTTCTCCAACAGTCAGCTTTTCTCCATCTGATTTTAATTTTCTGTGTAACGTTGTTCTGTCAACATTTAAAGCTTTTGCGAATGTAGTCCAATTATATTTGTTTTGGACTACTTTTCCGTGAAGTTTGTTAACATCCACCATAAAAACACCTCATTTCTTGTCGCATGTCTTGCGACTAAATATAGAATAACACATATCAAAATAAATGCAACACTTTTAAGCAAATTTGCGACAATTATTTTTTTCTACCTATATTATGTTGCATATATGCGACAAAAGTTATATAATACTTTCAGGAGGCGAAAACAATGAGTATTGGTAACAGAATAAAGAAACGTAGAAAAGAAATGAAAATGTCAGCAGATAAATTAGCTGAAAAAATCGGTAAAAACCGTGCAACAGTTTACAGATATGAAAAAGACGAAATAGAAAATATGCCTTATGATGTTTTAGAACCTATAGCAGAAGCATTAAATGTTTCACCGGCCTATCTTATGGGTTGGGAAGAAAAAGAAAAACCTGAAACAGTAGCAGCGCATTTAGATTATTCGGATTTAACAGAGGAGGAACAAAAAGAAGTAGAAAATTTTATTGATTACATAAGAAACAGAAGGAAGTAAGGGGATAATAAGTGGGTAAATATGAAGATTTGATGATTAAATACGACCATTTACCTATTACAGAAACTAAATATATGCCGGACTTCATGTCCGGTCTGTATTTAGACGGGGAAATATTTATCAATGATAATAAGAGTGTTAGACAAAAACTTGAAACGTTAGCAGAAGAAATAGCTCATCATAAGTTAACGCATGGGAATATAACAAATAGTGATGAGTATAACAATCGTAAGTTTGAAAATTATGCTAGACGTTATGCTAAAGAAACAGTGATTTCTTTAGACGGTTTGATAGAAGCACATAGACGAGGAATAAACAGTCTTTATGAATTATCAGAGTTTTTCGAAGTTACGGAAGAATACGTTGTAGATTGTTTAAATCATTATAAAAGTAAATATGGTTTGTCTGTAATTCACGATGATTACACTATACACTTTGAACCATTAAGTGTTATCAAAAATAAATAAAAGGAGAAATGTAGAATGAAAAAGGTTATATTTTTAATTTTAAGTTGTTTGTTGGTATTAGGAGCGTGTAGTAATGGTGGTAATAAAAATACTACCGTTAGCGAAAATAAGCCTCAATTTAAAAATGATACATTAGTATTAGATCAAGCTGTTTTATATATTAAAGACGCATTCATTATTAAAGATAAAGAATCTGGAAACAAAGAAATTGCTATCAAATATGAGGTTAAGAATAAAACTAACAAAGAAGAAATAACACCATCTAGCGTATGGACTGCAGGTGTAACAGTTAAACAAGATGAAGGAAGTACAGAAAGTGAATTAGACACAGGTATGACAGTTGTAGACGGTGGTAAATACAAAGAATGGCTAGAACATTACAACGATACAATTAAAAAAGGCGAAAAAGCTAAAGGTTTAGCTACTTATCAATTGAAAAACGACAATAAAGTAGTGTTACATTTCTCTAAAGGTATTGGTGGAGATAAATTAGGCACTAAAGAATATGACTTATCTAAACTTAAAACTGTTGATTATTCATCAAACGAAGATTTAGAAAACACTTATCAAGAATCTTCTACAAATGAAAGCAATACAGATAACAATCAGTCTAGCGAAGTTTCTAATAATACTGAAAGTAAAGACGCAAACACTAACGTACAAAGTAACACTAAAACACAAGGAAACACTAATAAAGAACAAACACAACAATCTGCGCCTAGAGAACATAGTGGTGGACACCCTTCTGCTTTTGGTGGTGGCAATGTTCCTGTAGGTACAGAAAAAGTTGATAATCAAGGAGAAAGTTATATAGACGCAACAGGTGAATAAAAAACGGGTAGCTTGCCTACCCTTATTATTTTTTTTACTTTTTTAAGGGGTGATGAATTATGAACGTAGCTATTTACGTTCGTGTCAGGTCAGTACATTAGAACAAAAAGAACATGGTTATTCTATTGAAGAACAAGAAAGGAAACTCAAATCATTTTGTGAGATAAACGACTGGAGTGTGTCAGACGTATTTATCGACGCTGGTTTCTCTGGTGCTAAACGTGAACGACCAGAATTACAACGTATGATGAATGATATTAAACGATTTGATTTAGTCTTAGTATACAAGTTAGATAGGCTTACACGTAATGTACGTGACTTATTGGACTTACTAGAGATATTTGAACAGAATAACGTAGCATTTAGAAGCGCTACTGAAGTGTATGATACATCTACAGCTATGGGAAGGTTATTCGTTACATTAGTCGGTGCTATGGCAGAGTGGGAAAGAGAAACCATTAGAGAACGAGTGATGATGGGAAAACGTGCAGCAATTAAGCAAGGCATGATACTTACACCACCACCCTTTTATTATGATCGTGTAGATAATACTTATATTCCTAATGATTATAAAAAAGTAGTCTTATGGGCATACGACGAAGTGATGAAAGGTGTTAGTTCAAAAGGTATAGCTCGAAAATTAAATGATTCAGATATACCACCTCCTAATGGTAAAAGGTGGGAAGATAGAACAATAACAAGAGCGTTAAGAAGTCCTATAACAAGAGGTCATTATACTTGGGGAGATGTATTTATAGAAAACTCTCACGAGCCTATTATTACCGAAGAAATGTATCAACAAATAAAAGAAAGATTAGAAGAACGGATCAATACTAAAATAGTCAGTCACGTATCAGTATTCAGAGGTAAATTTATTTGTCCGAGATGTGGTGGCACATTAACACTGAATACAGTGACAAGAAAGAGAAAGAAAGGTTATGTTACCTATAAAACGTATTATTGCAACACATGTAAAGCTAAAAAGGAGAGTTTCGGTTTTTCAGAGAATGAAGCATTGAGAGTGTTTCGTGACTACCTATCTGAATTAGATTTAGACAAATACAAAGTAAAGACAAAACAAAACGATGATGTTGTTACTATTGATATAGATAAAATTATGGAACAACGTAAAAGGTATCATAAATTATATGCTAAAGGGTTAATGCAAGAAGAAGAATTATTTGAATTGATTAAAGAAACAGACGAAACAATCGCAGAATATGAAAAACAAAAAGAATTAGTACCCAGAAAATCACTAGATATAGATAAGATAAAAAAATTCAAAAATGCATTGTTGGAATCATGGGAAATATTCTCGTTGGAAGATAAAGCAGATTTTATTAAAATGGCTATTAAATCTATAGACATAGAGTATGTAAAGCTTAAGAACAGACATTCCATTGAAATAAAAGATATAGAATTTTATTGA